CAAAACAAACAAGAGTATATTACAGGAATACAAGAAACTTCTCTCAAACGCACCCCAGTCAAATCGCGAGTATGTGTTTCGGTGGACCCCAGTCGGCGCGCCCAGTGGAGGAACAGACCCTACTCCTTGAGTTCACAGTCGGGGGGCGGAAATACCCCTTTAGGGAATCCAACTGGGAAGATATACTGGACAATTTCAAGGTGGTGGGACAACTCTTGGACGCTAAGAAGACCAAACCAGATCTAGAAGTGTATTTACGAGACGAGAAACCAGGGGTGTCTCCCGCCCCGACAGACGACCAAATGAAGACCATTGTGAAATTTTGGGATGAATATGATGGGGTGATTACAGTGCGGTGGTGTGCTCCTTGGAAATAGGTAGATAGGTAGATAGGTAGATAGGTAGTCATAGATTAGGTAATTTTTTTTATGAACACATCAGGTGGTCTTTTTCCTCAAATTTGAAAGTTGATTTACAAGAACATATCAATTCAAAACAAGAGTGTATTTCAAGACTTCGTTCAACTACTCTCAATCACAATGGGTCGCGGTTCTTATTCAAAGGGGAAGCGGGTGATGAACCGCAGGGTGGAGAAGGGTAAGGGTTTGTCCTGTTCATTCGGCGCGAATGGGAACTCGTTTGACCACAAGAAAGGTCACCGCGTCACAAAGCAGCAGGTCAAGGAACTCATCGCGCAGCGCAGTATTTCTACTGTGGCGGGGAAGAACCCACTGGTATCTGGTAAACCACAGCGCAAGGGACTGAATTAAGTAGACTTCACATAAACAGCATTTTGAGTATTAACATCATGACACATCACATACGCCATATCCTTCTGTTGTTCCTTTAGTTTAGCGAACTTATGACTCACAACAATCTTCCTAATCATAGTAGTAGATATACTTTTTTTAATATACTTCTGTGACATCTTTATTAATACCTTTGACACACCATTACGACTTAATGGTTCTCCATCACGCTTCACAAATAAAGTATCTCCTACATTAATACCCGTTGATCTTATATACATTCGTATGATCTTCTCAACTGGTTTAGATATAGGTATCTTCTTCTCCCCATACTTGGAAGAAGTCTTGTATTGATTTAATATCATAGTAAGAGTGCTACGTTCCGTTACAATATAATTAGTATCCTTTTTATCTTCATCAGTTAGTTTATTATACATTGATTTATTAATATACTTCATACCTGCCATATCATTACGTGTAGGATATTCAATCAATATACTGAACATTGTATAGACCATTAGTAGTTCACGTTCTGTGGATGATAATTTATCAGCGCCTTTTTTTTTCAACTTACCATGTTTGATATCGCAATCAATTTGCTTCAACATATTTGTAAATTCATCAACAGTAATAAAATTATCCTTTTGTTTATCTGATATGACACCATTTGCTTGTGCCTCGGCATACTGCTCATTAAATTCATCACGCTTTGTGACGTATTCATCTATTAATGTATCCTTTTCATTCACAGATCTCAATATGATAATTATTGAGTTCAATGTATTACGTTTGGAAGTATACGCATTGTTTTTTATTTTATCCATAACTTTGTCAGGATTGTTTAGAAAGTTGAAATTATTATCCTCAAATAATGATTTCAATTTAGTCAAATGAAAGGCATATTGCTTTAATGAGTTGTCCTTTAGATTTGGACGATATGCCTGTATTAATTTAGAAAGGTTATCGGTATTAATCTTATCCATCTTTTACATAATACTAGATTATTATTCTTAAATGATTTACGCATTAAATATCTCCATCATACCATTTGTAAGTCTAGCGATACGCATGTATTCGCAGTAAGCACGCATTTTAGTGACAGGAACAGTCGCACTCCATGATCCCTTGATATGAAGTTCAATACCTCTTTGACCTACACGACCATTTGTTAGTTTAGTTCCAATATTGAAGAAGTGTCCTTGAACTGATCCACCAGGACCATCCGCGGGAGCATTACCGAATACACGACCATTGTATTTATATACATTACTGTATTTACCAAATACACCTTCATCGCTGAAATCAGTTCTTGAAATATATGGAACTCCTTCACTTTCAGTAAATGTAGACATAAGGCGAGCAGTATTATTAATGTCACTCGTAAATTCAAAGCGATCATTGTAGCGGATATTGTATTCAGTATCTTGTGGTTTATTACCAGACGCATTGACTTGAGGACAACGAGATACATATTGACCAAGAATACTATCTTCATTGTATGTGTTTTCATCAACGGGGAATGTAACAAGGATTCGTGGAACTTGACGATTTGCCATACCAAGATTTTGAATAATTCCAGATGCCAATTTAGTAGCATTCGTGGTGTGTTCTATGACACGATAATCAACGAAGGTAAATGACATATCTTGATTTGCCTGCTTGTAACGTTCCATTTGGTCGGTTGCTCCGTAGAAGATGTAATCCGCGCAGAACTTAAGATCACTGCGAACAATGTTCATTTCAATGTCCTGTGCCTCGCCTGACGCGACCTGAAGACGAAGGTGTCGGGTAGGTTGGAAAGTCAGTTCAATATTGATTGCTTCGTCCATCATGTATAATGGGAGTTGATTTACCTTTAGGAAAGGGAATAGATCACTTAAATCTAACTGATACGTCGGGCATTGATCGGCGCTTTCATGAGTAAACTTCGCCCAATTAGGCGATTCAACATCATCAGCGGCATCGGGTTCCATACCATTGTCAATTATAACAGATGAAGCATTTACAATAGATCCATCATTATATGCGAAATCTTTATTGAATACACGACCAGTGGTGTATTGTTCACGTTCTAACTGAACTTCATTGCTAATCAATGATGATTTGATAGCAAAAAGACCTGCCCATTCATCTAACTCATTCAATACCTTGTTACCAACCTTGAATACTGCTTTCTTGATAACTTGACCGATACCAATATGCGGAGGAACGAAACCATCGGTAACCGCAGATGCTGGTTGTAATGAAACGAACAACTTTGAGTGGGAATGAAGAAAACCTTTGTTCTGTAATGTGAATCGTGTAAATCCATCACTTGTTACTCCACCCTGATTGAATACGACAGGTTCAAGTAAATCGGTTTCAACCTGCTGAATGTAGTTCACAGGGATTTGATCTAATTTAATAAAGTTGGGGATTACTTCATTTGTTGGGGATGCGGCACTATTATCTACTTCCATGTTTATGATAACTTGACATAATAAAATTATCATATGTAGGATAAAAAATTTTAATAACATTATAAAACAAATTATTGGATCAATTGGACGCCGTTCGCTGAATATACAAGTTGCGCCTTCGCCTTAATAAAGATGAATACACCAGTAGGACTATCTAGGAGTTTCTCGCTGTCAATAGACACACCGAATTGTTCCGTAGAAAAGTCTTCTCCTGCTCCACCAATACCATATCGCACACCGAGTGCCATAACAGATCCGCCTTCCGCGATATTGGAGTATGACGATTCAGTAGCAGCAGTTGTCAAGTTGTATCCTCTGTTCATATTGACTGGTGATATAGCATATTTACCCATTGATCCTTCAGGAACAATAGCATCATACAATCCCTTTACAATCTGGGGATCAGGTAGAGTTACATTCGCATCAGTAACAAAGTTATTAACAAAATCAAAGTCAGCAGGGTATTTAGCACCACCCTTCAGGAACTGAACTCTCTTGATTTCAGCAATATCAGTTACACTTGTCTTACCCTGGGGATAAGTAGTTGGTGTGCTATCAGCAGTAATTGTATTAATATGTGATACAGGACAGAATGTCATAAATGCGGATAGAACATTACGGAGCGCAAGATTGTATTGGAGTTGCGCATTCGTTGAATTAATAGATGTATACAATGAAGTAATCGTATTGAATTCATATACACCAGATGCTTCGGGTGGTGATCCAGCGGGGATATCTAATACTTCACATGTAAGTTTTAGGTTGGATAACTGATAGTGCGCATCTTCTACATTTAAAGAAGATCCATTTGTAGCATACATTACATTTACATCAGGTTGAAGTAAGAATTCTAATTGAACTCCGCCAAAGGCATCTTGACGAAGATTTACCATTTGACCAGACTGGAGGAAACCACATGGGACGTGGAAAGAGAAAGAGTTGGTTTTACTTGCGTTTGCTGGACTTTCCATAACATTCTTACGAAATGCTTCGGCATTAGGGTAAATTAGACAGGTTGATTGGAGGTGTCCCATTTGATCTTGGAGGGACGAGGTAAGGGCGAGGTAAGAGTTCATAAACTTGGCATAGTGGCGGATATTTTCACAGATCAAAGCAGACTTCTGTGAACGGATAGTAAGACTATCAATAATGTTGTAGATACCAAGACGATTGTTCATTGTAAGATTGTCACCATCACGCACTGGTGTTGGGTTAGTAAGGTTATCCTTGAATACTTTGAAGTCACCCACAACACGAATACTTCTTGGATCTAGTAATCCTTCTTGAGCAGATATCGTAAATGAAAGGACAGGGAATCCATTTTTGAAAGAAATAATACCATCGGCAGGGATGTTATCAGGGCGAATCTCTATATATCTTGAGGTCATTTACAATGTATTTATATAAGATTCATAAATATTAAATTAATAAAAAAACTTTTAGAACTGAATATCAACACCGCCATCTCTAATCATTAGGCGACGCAAGTGGAATACATAAGAGTTAAATAACTTCCCTTTCGTAGGAGCATCGCTCTCGTTGTATTTGAGGATTACAGCAAGGTCCGTGCCACGAAGGTCGGCGGCACCGTTCATGACCCCAAATCCTCTACCAAAGCAAAAATTATCTTGGAAAGCGCTAAACGATTTTGGTGTAATACCAGCATTGTCAAGACACTTCTCCAGTTCATATAAATGGAAACTATCAATAGATTTCTTGGTAGCAATCTTCTTTAATGATATTTCTCTTGATGGGACACGACGACCATTCATAGTATACTGAACACTTGATATTCTATCGCTGATACCCGTATATCCACTACGATTACTCACAATAGATACATCTTGAGAATCCTTTGTGAGACTTGACACATTACTTACAGCAGTTCCTTTGATTTCATATCCTGTCTTACCGCTGATACGATCAGCGGAGTTGTAGACTGACGAGTCCGTTGGGACAACAAGTAAAGACTTCGCTCTTGAATTGTTGGCGAAGATTTGAAACGTTACTTGACGATCAGTTGAAAGTATACTATGTTTATAATTAGTCACAGACATAATATCAAATTCTATTGCTTTACCTTCACGAACTTTATTCATCATTCCCTGTTCGTATCCAGGATCTAAATGAACTTGGGATACAATTAGATTTACATTTGATAGAGTATATGAAGCATCATATGAAGTTTTACCATCAATCGCAGTAGAATACATTACATATTCTCCAGATGAAAGGTTCTGTCCATTATTTGTAAGAGTAGCAGTAGTCTTGACTTCAATTAGTCCAGCGCTTCCATTCGCGGCAGATGATAAATTTACTTCAAGGATCTCACCACTCACAGTAGCACCACCAGTTGAAAGATTACTAGTTGAACTATTATTAGTATCCAAACAGAAGTTAAACGTTTCGCCCACCACAAATGGGAACTGATCAACATTTACATTACTATTGGAGGTTTCTACGTAGAATGTATCGCTCGCGCTAGCGTTCGCCCAGTCATCAGGTGAGGTAGATCCATTGAGGGAGTGAAAAAAAGGGTTCAATTTAGTTCTATTGCTTCTGTTTACACTATCTAACTGCTTCAATACAGTTGGAGCATCATTAAGATCAATTTCAATGTATAATCCCTGGGTTAACATAAGAGGGAAGATTGTTTCACTATTAGCGAAGATACCCGTATGGATTGGTAGGTTCATTTTACAGGTAACAAAATCGGCATTTTTAAAAGAAGCATTTTGATTTCCATCGGTTTTCTTGAAATATGGATTAGTTAGTGTATTTGCCATAGATGTTTTCGTAGTGCCTTCACTTCCACGATTACCAGGTTGATGAACAGCAGATCCTTCACGGAGCGCCCTCCAGTTCTCTAAATTCTTATCTTTATCATAATCATACTTCACACTTACATATGTATCATATGAAGATACTTCTTCAAGTAAATTGCCCCTAGTTCCGTCATAGATACGGATATTCTTAATTAAAATAGATCCACCCACTTTATCTAACTGAAGACGAGTAGGAGTCGCACCACTTGGCAACGATATCTTGAAATCCGCCTGAAGGTATGTTTCACGTCCGTCCATGAATTTAGTCCCAGCATCTACATACAACTGGATCTTTTGCCCAGGAGTATATTCAAGTCCATTCTCTGATGGAATTGATATTTTAGTTTCACCAACTCTAACATTGTCATCCGCTCTCCAATACAAACTCATTTTAGATTTAACAATATTAAAAAAACATAAACAAAAAAAAATTTTATTGTGTTCGTCCTGTAACTTGCGTTTGAACCGCTGCTTGACCTACACCCTGTTCTAACTGTGATTGCTCCGTAGTTGCTGCGTCCTTTTCCTTCGTTCCTTCAGCAACCTGTTCACTTGCTATATCAGTTACTCCTGCTGTTACATCTAATATACCACCGAGTAATTTAGCAGGTGGGAATGCCATACCAACAATATCACTTACCGCTCCACCAATCTGTAATACATTACCTATCTTTTCACCCGTGTTCATAGATCCCCACCCACCTTTCTTGAAATCATTATATAGATCTTCGCCGATGATACCTGCTGCCGCGACACCAGTTGCTCCTTTACCCGCCATTTCCAATCCTTCTGTTAATGCTCCTTTACTCACACCAGTTACTCTTGATATACCCGATTTAAGTGTTCCACCAAGACTTGAATCCGTTTCAGCAAGACTTTCTCCTTGGGTTACTTCATTACCCGCTCTGTCATAATCTTTCGCAGTAACTTGAATATTACTTGTATCAACTGTCTCAACTCCCCCACCAGTCTTTACACCTTTACCGAATAATCCCTTCGCTTGATTCGTGTCAGTTAAGTCTTCTCCAGCAGTAGCACCCGTCTGGGTGTTCTTCGCACCAGCGGTAGGGTTAGTTCCACCAGTCTTCCCGTCTCTCCAATCACTATATGCTTTTATCTTGTCAGGCATACCAGCACCACCCCAGAGTCCCTGAGCGGTCTGGACACCCTGTTGTATTGTCGCCTGTGTTTTAATACCTTCCTGTAATCCACTCAACTGATCCGCAAGATCTTTGTTGTGCGAGGATATACGTTGATTTAAATCGCTGACTTCTCTTCTCCGCGAAGCACCAAGTTGTATCGCTTGTGTATCTCCACCATATAGATCCATTTTGTATTAATACTTATTTTATTTCATATGATAATTTTATTAATTTAATCTTCGCGGTTTCCCTGCCAAACTACATCTTCAAAGTTTTGTATCACTCTGGCGGGATTTGATTGTAAATCAATCACCATATACTGATATGGTTTACTATGTATTTTATCATACAATTCATTAAAATTCTGTTCACCACCCACCATAGGACCATACTCTTCAGCAACCTTTTCTCGTTCCTTCATATTCTGTAAACGACATACGATTACATTCGTAGCATTATTACGGATAAGACCACTCACAGCACGGAAAGACTGCGTAGCAATCACATACATGTCAATGTAGTGGCGAAAACGAGTAGCAAAAAATGATACAGCATTGGATTTACTGAAATCTTGTGTTAACACATCATCTAACACAAGAGCATATGTAGGTCGTAGTTCATCTTCGTATTCACTCTGGGTTCTTTTAATATCTTCAATGATTTGATCATTATACTCGTCACTACAATCAAAATACTTGGATAATATCTTACCTTTATGATCTGTATGTAATGTTGTTGATACTATCCTCACAGTGTCAAACTTGTCTTTATACATTTCAGGATTACAGAAGAAGTTCGTAAGTAGATTTGACTTACCGGAACGCACAGACCCTATGACTAGTGTTAATGAAGGCATCTGCGGTAGGTTCTCGTGGATATCATCAAACTTACTATCTGGGGGAGGATCGCGCACTTTGAATATCTGGGGACCCTTTGCTTTCTTTGGCATTTACATATACATACATTTTATTCTTTCTTTAATAACAATTGGTATTCGTGTATTACCTTTTCATATCCCTGCGATAGTAGGTATGGTATACTTAAATGACCTTTTGAATTATTCAATGTATTACTCACAGGTGTATCATCAATCAGTATCAATGACTTATCACTCATTAAATCCTTTTCAACTACCAATTTAGCATCTTGTAAATGAACATCACATGCTTGCTTACCACTTTCCAAATGATCCATATACAATAGATCTATCTTCTCGTTAAAGTTAGACAGGAACTCGGTTGATGTCATTTGATGAACACTTACTTCAGGTATATGACCACATACTACTTTACATACACTTACCGCCTGATCACATGGGTCTACACTATATATCTTGAAATTGTATCCTTCCATATTATCTGCGAATAACCTTGTAAAGAAACCATCGCTCCATGCCCACTTTGAAGGATCATCTGGAAACCAGGTCCGTGTATCGCTTGATATACCCCACGACTTAAATGATCTTGATGTCCCCAATTCAACTATATTGAATGTCTTTGTTTCATCAATGTTATCATGTATCCACTTCATTGTTTCACTGAATGTATTAGTTCGTTGTGCTAGGAATTCTAGGTATTTCATCTTGTATACTTTTATTTAACATATATTTGTTTTTAAAGGTATTTAACGTATCAATATTATCATTGAGGTATTTATATGAACCCATGTTACTCCCAAACACATTGTTCTGGTGTAAAGCATCACTTGTAAATCCATATTGTTGGGGATTGATATATCTACGACCTTGTTGTATCGCTACCTTATTAGGATAAATATTTGATATAATAAAATCATCACCTAGGAAACTTGCTTGTAAATACTTTGACACATCATCATCTTGTTTAAAATTAAAATGCTTGTAAAACATTACATACCATAATATGAAGTCATCTAACTGATCTATATCAAAACATATACCACCATACCCTTCACATACATCACACTTACCTTCAACTATGTTATATTTCTCGTTTTCAAAATTAAATCCAGAACCAGTAGTAATATTACATTTAGTCTTATTATTTATTAATTCATAAAAGAGGTCTGGGTGGTAGGTCGTATCATCATCAATTATGATAATTTTATCATACTTGTTGAGTTGTAACTTGGAAACTATTTTGAATGCTCCAATTAATTTACAGATTGGACCAAAATCATTTATGATGTTAAAAATTATCCTTTTATTAGATTTTGAGAGTTTGATTAACTCCTTTGATATCTTGTATTTACCGAATCGCTTATATTCCACACATACGTTAATAATAAAATACTTATAACGTAAATGCGTAGTGTTTTTAATTATGTGAACTAATTTATCCACTCTTGGTGGTATCGTAGAACATGATAGAATAAATCCCATTTAAAAGAACATATTATTTTATTTTTAAATTAAAAGCAGGCATCATATGGATTGAGTAATCTTCCATTAGGATGTCTTGCTCTATAACCTGCTTGCGGTTTTAATTTATGTATTACCTCTTGTTTCTCGCGTTCAAGTGCCTCTACCTTACGTTTCTCTTCCTTGCGTTGTTTACGGAGTATTTCATATTGTGCGATAGCATTGAATGTTGCCTGCTCCATATCGTCCTTTGTATATCCACCTTTCTGTGGGGGTTCAATCTCTACTTTCATAGGTGCTTCATCTTCTTCAACTTCCTTTTTCAATCGCTGAAAGTCTTTCTCTTTCTTCTTCTTCAGTAACTCCTTTTCTTCCTTTTCCCGTGCCTTTTGCTCTTCACGTTTCTTCTTCGCCCTTTCACGACCTTCTGCTGCCTTTTCCCGAGCAAGTGCTAATTTACGCTTATGTTCCTCTGTCATAGGTTTACGAGGTTGTCCGTTCTTCTTCAATTTAGGTTGTCTCTTTGGTCTCGCTGCCTTAATAAGTTCTTTTTG